CAGCTATACTGGAAAATGCTCTAATACCTGCGACTATACCAACTAATGCAGCTCCAGCTAATATCAACATAGGTGCTCCCATTGCAATACCTGCGACAGAAAGAGGACCTAATGATATACCATCTGCGATTGCATCCATTGCAACCTCAAAGTTAGTTTTCTTACCTCCGAAGAAGCCTTTTTCTCCAGACCAGTTAAATGGTTTATTACCTTTTTTATCAATACTGCCTAAAGCTTTAAAGTTCATTTTACTAATTGCTAATATACCTAAACTTATGCCCAATGTCGCGACACCTGCTACTACCATCGCAGCTGAACCTATTAATATAAATGGTGCTGCTAAACCTGCTGCGGCCATTGCTATTGCAAGCCCTGCAATAACTCCACCTATTACAAGTACTTTCTCTGTTGTTAGGTTTTCAGTTGCTTTTGCAAGTGCAGCAACTCCAAGTGCAATAGGTAATAGAGCTATACCTGCTAGAGCCATAGCCGCCGAACCTAATGCTATAGCCAATGGAACTGGTCCAATACCGGCAACTCCCATTGCTACAGCTAATCCAACGATTACTGCTGCCATCATACCTAAATTACCCCAAGAAAGACCGTCTAATGCTTTTTTCATTGCATAGACACCTACTGCTATTATTATCATAGCGCCGGCAGCAAACAGCATTGCTATTGAGCCCTTCTTAATAAACTTTTCACCAACGCCAGCAAGTGCAAAAATTGCAGCAACTGCGCCTAATACAACTAAAACACCAAAGGTTTGAAGAGCATTCTCTGCATCAACTGGGCCAATCAATAATTTAGCTAAGAAAATTGCTACTGCAACTGCTAAAATTGCTCCCGCAGCATACATTAATATAGTTGCACCCTTTGTAGTACTCTTACCTAATACTTTATCAACTACATAGAATGCGAGGGCAACAGTACCAACTAATAGTAATACTTTACCTACTTCATCCCATCCTAATGTAGAAATAATAAGAGAAGATAACACTAATGAAACTGCTACTGATAAAATAGCCATAGATGCAGTTATAAGTGCCCTACTAGTCTTTCTCATTGCTTTATCGACTTGCATCTTATCTATTAACCAGAATACTCCAGCTAATGTAAGAATTATCAATGAAGCTGTGGCTAAACCATATAGAATAGGTTGTGTTAAAAGTCCAATTAATATCAAACCGACTGAAAGCCCTAATAATGCCAATGACAAGGTTTTTAGAGTTTTGGCCATTTTATTTAAACTCTTACCTATTTTCATTTTATCTAAGAGCATGCCTAATAGACCAAAACCTAATAAAATAGCTCCAGCTACCAATAGACCCTTTAGGATATATGGTGCTAGAAGTGACATTAAGACTAAACTACCTGACATTATTAATAATGCCGTGCCCACGTCTCCGAGTACAAGAATCTTCTTAAGTGCCTTTTTATCTAATTTCTCAGTAGCCCACAATAGACCCTGGATCATAAGTTTTAATAATGGAACCCAAATAATGGCTCCAATACCAGCTAATAGTAATAATGGAGTAGCCAATATCATGGTGGCTGCAAATTTAAGGATTGAATATCCTATATCTGCTAAAGATAAAAGACCATTTGTCAATGCTTCCATCTTTAATTTAAGTTCTTTGCCGTCTGGTGCTCTATCTAAAGCATCGATAATGACACCTAAACCAAGTCCAATAGGTTTTAATGCTCCCGCAGTAATTCTAAGGACTAGAGCCTCTTTAGCAGAAACACTACCTTTGCCCTTTCCACCCGATTTAAGAGCCTTGACAAGCTCATCCATTTTTTCATATAAATCGCCACCCATTGAGACCGAAGCTGCAGTTTGGCCAGTGTTTATTGCGATTTGTTCCAGTGCTTTATTACCAGATCCCATTCTTTCGAATGCACTTGCTAAAATAGGTGGTATTAGTTGAGCCAACTTAAGTGTGTGTATTTTTTAATATAAGACAAACGCTACTAGTGTGTAGCGTTTGTCTATACTCTTTATATATCTTTAAAATTTAGGCATCTTCATTGAAGGCGCTTTCATTTGTGGGATCTTAGGCATCGCAGGCGTTTTATACTTAGAACTCATTTGATTCTGTTGTTGTGCCTGTTGTTCTTCTTGATCCTTATTCTGATTATTCTTCTCTTTAATGTAATCCGACAGGTTCTTAACATAATACCAATACTCGTAGTAGTATAAATTATCAACTTCTGAAGGTTGCATTCTGAGATGTATGCCCAGATAGAACTTAGTCTTAAAGTAATTCTCCAGCGAGATCTGAAATAATGAAAAGACTTTTGATGCCACCTGGGAAATCAAGAGGGGCTTTCGCGATCTCCCCTTCGTATTCCATTTCAAGTGTTGTTTCAACTCCAATTTTCATTTTCTCAGCAAGTCTATAGATAACCATAAACTTATTTTGATCCCATGATTTGTAATCAACTTCTAAGTTAAAGATTTTAGGTAGATTTACTTGTCTCCAATCTGGTGTGATATAAGGTAGAACTTGGATAAAGGCTTTATCAAACTCAACTTCTTTTTCTTGACGATCCTTTAGGTATTTAGTAATTTCTTGCATAACACCGATTGAAGGCGGACGCATTCTAACTTCACCAGCAGATCTAGTCTTAATAACATATGTTCTTTCTTTAGAACTGTAATAAGCCTCGATTTCATTAGGAACCTGTGTAGCTACTAAATATCTAGATGATAATTCGATATCAACTGGAATTTTGCTGTTTTCAGTTTTACCCTTAAGAATCAATTTGTTTTCTGGTTCAGGGAAAGTAAGATCTCTAATAGCCAATAGAATTACAATTCTATCTTCTTCTAAAATATCTTTATAAGATAGTCTCTTTTCATCCACTGTTAATTGAGTACACATTTCTACAATGTGGTTCAATTTCTCTTCCATATCGATATAGTTGTTTTCATCCATAGTAGAAAAATGTCTAATCTCAGATGCTCTTGCAGATCTAATCTTAATTACTGTACCATTAGGGTAAAATTTACCTTTAGATGGTAATTCTTCTTGATCTAGAACCATCCATCCTAAGAATTGGTCCGCAGACTTTTCTGGTCTTGCTTGTCCAAAATTGTCCATATTAACTCTACCTAATCCATTGGATTCAACTGCGCTCAACATTTCTACTGAAACATCTTCAACTGTCGAATCATTAGAAGTCTGTGGATTATTAATTTGATCCCTAGCGTCTAGCATTGCTTTTGCCGCTTCTTCTTTTTTGTTTAATTCTTCGCTCATTGTTTTTTGTTATTTAAGTTTTTTACTTTTGTTTTAATATATGATTGCTGTTCACTTGATTTTAAACTTAATTCTTTTTTAATTAAGTCTCTAATCCATGCACTAACAGAAACCGGCCTAGTTTCAGTTTCGACTGCATCATTTAAGATACATCGATTAACATCAGCCACTTCGTCTTCTGTGAGAAGAACTTGAAGTTTTTTTGTTAACTTGTGGTTATTCATAATATTTGTGTATGTTAATAATATAATATATTTATCTTGCAAAAAATAAGAAGATATCGTTAGATACCTTCTTATTAGTAGTGTGTGTTAATTAGTTTACTTCTTCAGCGTAAACATCAGATCTCCAAGTGATCTCTAATGTTTGTACGTCTGCAGCTGAATAATCTAATGCATCCGTAAATCCAAGTCCTGAAGTGATGAAACAATCATCTAATGTGATTTTTCTAAAAATATCACCTTCTCTATTAAATTGTACGATAACAATAGTTCCTACGTAATTCTTTTTCAAGCCCATTTCACCAGTTTCTGGATTATATTGTGCTCTGTACCATTGTCTCATAGTTTTGTATAAGTATGCTTGGTTAGAATCGTTTAGGTTCAATGAAAAGTTAACAGTTACGTCGATTGAAGTATTGTCTACCATACCAGCGAATGATCTAGTAGCAAATTTATACTTCTGCTCAATTGCAGCAACATCTTTATGTAAACCTGCAAGGCCTGAAATTGAATTTACGTGTTGTAATAACAATTCTTGACCGGCAACACCATCGGGAGGTAAAATTGTCACCTCGAACAGGTTAGCCTGTACTGGTTCAAAGTTCTTGCCCTTCTTCTGTGTTTGATCTTCTGAATAATGTGGTAAAGCCATAATTTGTATGTGTTTATTTTATATATCTTATTTTGTTATGCAAAGTTTCCGGTTGCAATTTCACCCGTGTTCAAGATAGTTACTCTCGATACTAAGATCTCAAGACCTTTAACTGGCTCAACAAATGTATCTAAAATACCCATATTATTATCGATTACTTCGTTAGTGTTGTTTGTTCCGTCCATAACGTTTCTATAGTCGTATACACCTCCGTCTTTCTTCACTGATTCCATAAATGAGTCAGCTAAAGTTTTAATCTCTAATCTTGTTTGAGCATTGTTAAACTCGAATAAGTAGTTTTTCAAGATTTCTGCTAAACCATCTTCAATGTAGATCATTGCTTCTCTTACGTGAGCTGAAGACAATGCTGATTGAACTGATTGTTGTGCAGTCTTATTACCTTTGATAGTCAAACCAACACCTCTTTCGAATACGATTGGGTTGATACCGAATGGCTCTAAGTAATCTCTATCGTTCTTATCGAATGCAAATTCTAGACCTTGTACACCTGTACCACCTACAACACCTCTTCTTGGTCCTGCGATGATAGACCATGGTAATGCGTCTAAATATTTATCGATATAGTTGTTTGATACATAAGCCGCTGGTGGAATAACTTTAGTTCTACCATTTTCTAATACATTAAGACCTGGTGAGTAGTAGAAACCGAAGTTTGCACCCTCATTGATAGATGGTAATGTGTAGACTGCAGTAGGGTTAAGTTCTAAGTTACCGCCAGTTGCTACTAATCTAGTTTCGAATGAACCTGTGTTAGCATCTTTGAAAGAAGGATTAGTTGCTGCTTTGAATTCTTTCACCATTGGTGCGTTAAGGATTGCAGAAGCATTTTGTCTTTCTTTACAAAGTTGAGTAATTTCTTCTTTATTAAGAATACCTCCGTTTTCTAATGATCCAAATGTATCAACAACATATCTGAATGTGATTGCGTCTTTGTCAATTAAAGTATTTGATAAACCATTACCTGGTCTCAATTGTGTTAACAATTCAGCGATTGATTTTTCAGATTGTGTTGCAGCCGCTAATGGGAACATAGTGTACGTTGAAGTACTTTCTTCATATCTTTTAAGAGCATATCCTGGTCTCTCAGATACTGGTCTGTGACATTCAAATGTATATACGTTTGATCCACCAACAACTGTCTTGATGATTCTTTTAATTCTTGCTAATTTACCTTCATCTGCTGGAATGTACATACCAACTGAAACTGATGTCCAATCAAATGTATCATCTTCTAATAAAGCAGATAATCTAAATTGACCTGCACCGATTGGTAAGAATGAATAGTTATCAGTTTGTGTTGGTAACATAACTGCTCTTGAGTTAGGCTCAATTGTAGTAAATTCAAATGTTGCAGATGCTGTTCTAGAATATGCTGAGATAGAAGTAGCTGATGCAGTTGCATATGTTGAGCTAAATGATTTTCCTGCAGCCGGTGTGATTTTGATAACGTTTACTCCACCTAAATTAAATAATTCAGTAACTTGTGAAATTTTAACATGATCAATACCGTTTGATCCTAGTAAGAAGTTACCTACGATTACGCTACCTGATGTAAGGAATTTACCAGCTGGATCTGGTCCAACTGCTGGTGCTGCGATATAGATATCTCCGTCAACAACTGTGATTTCTCCTGCGTGGAATGTTGCAGCTAAACCTAATTCATAAGATTCAAATGTAGAAGCTTTAATAGCACTTTCACATTCAATGATTACGTTAGCACCATCTTCATAAATTGCAGAAATAGGTGTAAATTCTCCATCGATTTCAGCTCTTAAGAATCCGCTCTCTGAAATACCTAATAAAGTTAATTCAGATAGTGTTGCTCCTTCGATAGTTAATTCATTACCATCTACTATCATTACTTTAGATAAAGATAATACGTCTGGTGTAGCATCTTGTTCAACTCTATGAGAAAGAACTTTATAATCTTGATAGATATCAAAGTTTTCACCTACGAAATCAATATTTTCTAGAGCATCTTCGTTGATAGCACAGAATAAACCAGTTCTTCTAGCTTCCAAGTTAATTAAAGTCTCAATGTATAATTGACGACCTTCTTGATCTTGGAATTCAGGAATTACTGAACCTGTGTATTGTGCTACTAAACTAACTTCTCTTAAAGCAGTAAATTTAGCCAATTGATCTCTGTGTAAACCGTGTTCGTTAAAGAATGAACCGTATGTTGGATCATTTTGTAATTTTTCAGAATCATAAGATCCTTTAAATACAAATACATCTACCATATAATCAGATACGTATTCTAAATCTTCAATACCGTCTGGCACATTACCTTCACCGTACCATTCTCTTGCTGTCATTTCAAAACCAGCAGTATTAGCTGCTTGTCTTACGATAACTGAGATTGGCTCTTGTTTGATGTTAGCAAAAGTAATTGCGTTGTTTGATGTTTCGTCTGAATTTCCAGCAGCTTCTAATACTTCAATATCTGAAGGAACCCAGAATTTATCAGTATCGAAAATGCTACTATATTGTACAGATGCTGTTTTAGCTGATAAACCTTCTTCAGAAGAATTAGTCGCTGGTGAAACCATTGCAATTCTATCTGCAGCGTCTGCTGCTGTTAGGTTTAAAGCCAAGATCGGCCCTCTAGAAAGAGTTTCGATTGCTGATCTGTGGAAATACATTCCTTTCTTTTCTAAAGATTTATCAATACCACCAAAAACTTGAGTAAATTGCTCAACATTTTCAATGAATACTGGTGTGTTGTAAGGACCTTTTTTAGATCTACCAACAACCAATCTGATAGTTTCAGCCGGAATGTTCACTGTTTGTGATTTGTCAAACTCTAAGCGATATACGCCTGAGCTTTTGAACTGTAATAATTGAGGACTTAATGCCATAGTTGTTCTTATTTATTTTTTTTACTTTTATTATATATCTATTCTTCTTTCGAAATTTATTTATATCAGGTCATATATATCATATTGTAGATCTCCGTCAGTTGCATTATCTTTATATAAAACTTTTTCCATTTCTAAATGCAAATCTGGATCAATAAAATCTAATAATTCTTCTATGTAGTCAGCGTAGTCTGTGGTGTTAAAGAATTCAGTAGAACTAATAACCGTCATAATCGTATCATCATTTCCCATTTGAGCTCCATAACCACCTCTTGGTAAACCTCCAAATAAACTAGCTTCACTTATAGTAGTTTCATCTGTTATATCTATTCTATTTATTTTATAAAGCTTGGCAAAATTTTGACAAAATATAGCTTTATTATCAGATTTTATTTTAATACCTGGTTTTAGAGTTTTGGAATCATGTCTGTGTTTAAACTTAACAACCATTTCATCATCAAAATCATTTTTCTGGGGAAACACAGATCTTAAGTATTGGAACAGTACAGACCCATATGTATTGTATTCTACAATTAATTTAACGTTTTCATTGTAAAAGATCTCACATGATAATGTATATAGTACTTTTGCAAAATCTTCGATAACGTGTTCATTTGACCTAAAAACGCCTACCTGTTTTATTTTAAAGAAATCATACATTGCACCTGGATTTATAGCGTTGGCAATTTCTTCCTTGTTCATGGGCTCTACTTGAAATATATTGATTACTGAATAATCTCCACCATTTCCTTCTGCAATATCTACTGAAAATAACCAGAAATTCTCCGGATCTTTTGTAGATTCTATATCAAACATAGGATCCCACATTAAGAAGTCTTTAGTATCTATTGAAATATAATCAAATTCATCAAAATCATGATAAATATATTTTTGCATACGTTTACGCATTTTCTTTAAATCAATTGGATCTAATAATAGATTAGAGGATGAAACGAATTCATTACCGTATTGTCTATTAAATGCCTCAATAGAACCAAGATTTCCCAGTTCTCTTTGGTACCATGCGTCATCTCTATCGGGGTGTTCCCACCAATCGATACGCATTGCTGTATACTCATTTT